CGCACAAGGCGGGCGTTACTGGGGAGACGAATTAGAGGTTGTGCAGGATCAACCAGCCAAAGAAGGTGGCGCCGAGTACTAGGGTGGCGATTTCACTGGGAGAAGCCTTCTCACCGAATAACGCGGCTGCCATGCAAGCGACCATGCCGACGCAGAACACAAGCCCTGACGGCTCCCAATCAAAAAGAAAGGTCACACCAGCCAGGGCAATCAAGAACAGGCCGCAACAGAACAGAGCGCCTGTGGCGTTGTTCTTGGTCGCAGGGGACTTCCCAGTTGTTTGCATGTGGCACCTGTTTTAAAGGCCGGTCATCTTCGTGTCGATGACGCGGCCAATGAAATGGCAGTTTCCATTGATCTGAATGGTGCGGTAGTTCGGGTTCAGCGGGCGCAGGTACTTGAGCCCAGCGTCTTCAATGTACTGCTTGAACGTGCTTTCGCCACTGTCGAGCAGCTTCACCACGTAATACTTGCCGCTGATCAGATCGGCTTCAGGCTGCACCAGGATACGGGATCCCTCTGGAAAGCTTGGGTTTCCGTTGCAGGTCATCGAATCACCTTTAACGTCCAGCCAAAAGCCGTGGGGCCCAGCATTCTCTGTTGAGGCAAGCCATTGATCAGCATCGCCCGGGTGAAAGTTATCGGACGATTCCGCCCACTCGCCAGCGATGACCCAGCTTATCAATGGATATTCCTTAGGCGCCCGGGTGGGCTGCAATGCCATTTGCACGTTCTGCACGCTCTCTTCGCTTTCCAGTAGCAAAGCCTCTGGCGCAATGCGTAGAGCTGCAGCGATTGTCCTTACGTCATCAAGAGACGGCTCACGGGCATCTGACTCGTAATTGCCGATTCGTGACTGAGAGCCCCAGCCGCACGCCATCGCCAAAGCCTTCTGGGACATGCCCAAGGCCAGTCTGTATTTCTTGATTCTTGAGCCGAGTGTGTTCATGGATGCGAGTTTAATCACGCAACGTAATGAACTGTTCTCACTTATCGTGTTTGTGTTAATCACGTTATGTGTTTATCCTGTGCTTAGATCCACAGGAGGCACTACCCATGAACCGTATCCGTGAAATCAGGGAAACCGCTGGAATTCGCCAGTCGGACCTGTACCGCAAACTGAGCTGGGGGCAGTCGCGCATCGCCAACTACGAGAGTGGCGAACGGACTCCGTCCCTTTCTGATGCCCGTTTGATCGTTGCTGCATTGAACGATCTCGGCGCCACTTGCGACCTGACCCAGGTGTTCCCTGAGCCAGGCCAGTCGGCGGCCTGATCATGTCGACGAACCCATTGAACCAAGAGCAGACCGTAAGGGCCCGCAAGAACTATGCGGTTCTCATGCAGCGGCTTGCATCGATCGGCAACGGTCCCGTCGCGCTTGCAGTGGGTTGCGACGAGGCAACGATCAGCCGCATGAAGCCGGAGAAGTTTGAGCAGTTCGCGGCAATCCTGGCTGTCCTAGATTTGAAGATCGTCCCCAACGAAATGCGGTGCTTCAACCAACGCGATATCGAGGCGATTTTCCATCAAGCCAAGCGCTGGATGGAGCACGTCCAGCACGTCGACCAGCTTGAGGAGGACTAGCCGTGGATTGGTTCCGCATGTACGGCGAGTTCGCCACCGACCCCAAAGTCCAGATGATGAGCGAGGCCGATCAGCGCCGGTTCGTCATGCTTCTTTGCCTTCGTTGCAGTAACGACAATGTAACGTTACATGAAACAGAGATAGCGTTTCAGCTACGTATCAGTAACGAAGAGTGGGCCACTTCGAAGGCTCTTTTTCTGAGCAAAGGGCTTATTGATGAGGACTGCCAACCAGCTGCGTGGGACCGTCGACAATTCGTCTCCGACTCAAGCAGGGCAAGGGTTGCAGCCCACCGCGCAAAGAAGAAACAAGCAGGTAACGTTACAGTAACGCCACCAGATACAGAGGCAGAGGCAGATTCAGAAGTTCCTCCACCACTTCTTTACGCGAACGACGTTTCCGACTCCCGCAGCAAATTCAGCATGACATCCGAGTGGTTGCCTGGAGCGAAAAGCTTTCCTGCCGTACTGACCATGAACGCGATGGGAGACCACACGCTCCGGGCCGACCAATTGCTCGAGTTCAAATCCTTCTGGATCGCATCACCCGACGAACACCGCACCCACGCCAAGTGGGAGCACGCGCTCGCCATGGCCATGAAACGCGATCTCCGCAATGCACAAGCTTCTGGGAGAAACACCCATGGAAACGTTCGATCCGAAAACACTGCCCAAGGCGAAGGCCGCGGTCACTCCCAAGCAAACCAACGACCTGGTCGCAAAGGCTCACGATCAGCTCCAGATCAGGTCCGAGACGCCATCGCAGAGCGAGACGCCCGAGAAGCTGCCGCGCGCACTGATGGACAAGCTGTGGATCAAGATGACCGAGATGTACGGCCACCGCTGGACGGCGAATTTCGGCGTATTGGCTGACCCAAACCATTCGTGGGCAAGCGTGCTCAAGGGTTTGACTGGCACCCAGATCGCGAACGGCCTGAATGCCCTGGTCGAAAAGCCTGATGAATTCGACTGGCCACCGCCGGCGAATGTCTTTCGCGCCATGTGTCTGCAAGTGCCAGGGATGCCGAGCATCAAGGACGCCTGGACCGAAGCGCTGATGGGTGTGTACAGCCACGAAGGCGTGCGGGTTGCCGCAGAAGCCACCAGCACATTCGACCTTCGCACGGCCAAGCAAGGCGACAAGGCCCTGTTTCAGCGCTTTGAACGCAACTACGCAATCGTCATGCGCCGTGCACAGACCGGGCAGCCCCTGAATGGGCGAATCGCAACTGGCATCGGTCACGACAGCATGCGTGATCGCCGGCAGGTCCAGCTCGAGCACTCGCGCCAAGAAGCCGAGCGCATCGTCGACACCCTCGAAATCCCAAAAGACCCAAAGGCCTGCCGCGCTCTGCTGCTCGCCAAGATGGGCATCCGGAGACAGCCCAATGTCTGATCACAATCCCGTGTCGTTCGTGGTGCCAGGTGAAGCCGTGGGGAAGGGCAGGCCTCGTGTCAGCACCATCGGTGGCCATGCACGCCTGTTCACCCCGAAGAAAACCGCCAACTACGAAACGTTGATCGCCTTGGCAGCACAGGCAGCCATGCAAGGCCGTGACCTGATCGTCGGCCCAGTGCTGGTGGAAATGAGAATCTTCGTGTCCGTGGCTGCGTCCTGGTCGAAGAAGAAAACCGCCGAGGCCCTGCAAGGGCTGGTCATGCCAACCAAGAAGCCTGACGCGGACAACGTCCTGAAAGCGATCTGCGACGGCATCAACGGCATCGTGTTCAAGGATGACGTCCAGGTGGTCAACGTTTCGATGAGCAAGCGCTTCGGCGAAACCCCGGGCGTTCTGGTCCGTGTCATTCCGCTTGAGGGGAAGCCATCGTGAACACAGTCCTGATCGTTGGCTTCATCGCCTTGTCGTCACTGGTTATCATGGGCCTGAAGCTCTACTGGATCGGTCTACCTGCCGTTTGCCAGTGAAACACCGAACTACGCGTAACTACGCAACAAGGGGATATTCATGAAACTTATCAGTGCGCGGCAGGCGTGGCGGGAAGCGTTGCACGAGAGCCGTGATTCAGTGCTGGCCGCCGCGTCGGAGCGCGTGAAGCTGGGGAAGAAGGGCAGGGTGGTCGGGGAGACCATGCCGTCCATGCGCGACAGCAACGGCCGCTGCGCGCACATGCTGGCCGCTGGGCTGGTGCAATCAGCGATTGGGACGCTACCGAAGCCGCTGCAGCACTTCGGGAACGCGCTGTACTCACCCATCGCCAACGGCCAGGACATCAACGTTGCGCATGCTCTGGTGTGGCTTACGGTCGATCTGGATGGCTACCCGGCAAAGCGCAAGGAAGTTGCCTACTGGATGGCCCTCGCCGCGATCAAGAGCCACCAAGCTGCCGTCAACGGGCGCGAAGCGTGGGGCCCTGGTCGGGTCAGCGAGTTCGTGCAGGACTGGTACGGAACGAAGTTCTCTGTCACCAACTGGGCGCGGCACTGGGCTCCGGTCTGGTCGATCATCGCCAGCGCGGTAGATTCGCTGGATGCCAAGGCCCTGAAACCCGTTGCTGCGGTCATCGTGCGTATGTCTGAGCGTGTTGGCCATGGGATCTGCCGTTGGGGCGTGCACGACCGTGAGCACGTTGCCGAGGATCGATCGACACGCTACGCCACTAGCCGTGAACAGTCCGTGTTGGCGCTGCGGGAGCGCCTGAACGCGATGGATGATCAGCAGTTGCGCCGCTGGATCAAGCGCATGCAGGTCTACGGCGATGCGTACCGGGCAGAGTGGGGCAGCGATGTGGTCGAGAACCCAGGCCGTCACCTGATCTATCTGGACCGCGTAGCCGAGTACTGGAACCAGCGGCAGCGGGTGGGAGACGTCGCAAAACGGGTCGCTTGACCAAATGACGAGTGTTTTGATACCTTTTCCCCAAGTTGCAAAGTTACGCCCAGCTCCCAGAAACCCGCCAAGTGCGGGTTTTTTGTTGTCTGAAATTCAATCTTGAGCCCTGCCATCGTGCGGGGCTTTTTCGTTTCCGGGGTACGCAAATGGGTGAGCCAAGCAGCGGTGCAGTGATGGCCGCTCAGGCGGCCGTGGGCGTGGCGGGTGTCACAGCGGCGAGCCTGATGCCAGGCGTGGATGTGAATGCCGTAGTCGGTGGATTTGCCGGCGCCATGTTCTTCGTAGTGTTCGCCAAGGATCTGAAGCCGCTCGCACGGTTCGGTTATTTCATCGCGTCCTGGGTGTTGGGTTACTACGTGGCCAGCGAGGTCATCGGTCGCGAGTGGGCCAGGACCTCAGGCCTTGTCGCATTCTTCGGCGCGCTGTTCTGCGTTGCCGTCTGCATCAGCCTTCTGGAGTGGATCGACGGCGGCAAAATGCCCGGCTGGCTGCGTTGGTTCGCTGACAGGTTCGGAGGTAGTCGCAATGGTTGATCCATGGACTTTGAGCGCCGCCGCGATCTGTGGCGCGATCTGCTTTCGAATCGCCTTGTACCAGCGCCATGGTGCGCGGTACCGCGCTGGCGTGTCGTGGTGCGCGTACGTGCTGGCCGCTGCGACTGGCTGTGAATGGCTGTCGGTGATGCTGGCGGTGCTGCTGGCGCGCCCAACGACAGCCGTTTCCCCCTTCATCCTGGTCGTGTTGTTGGTGCTGCTGGTGCTTGTGTACCGCGCTCGCGGCAACGTTGCCCGCATCCTGAGAATGGAATGATGAAAATCACCCCCTCGCACCTGTCGGCCATCATGCGCTGCCAGGACGCTACTGCATTGCTGTGGGCGGATCCGCTCAATGATGCATGCGAGCGCAACCAGATCACCACGCAGTTGCGGCTGGCTGCATTCCTCGCGCAGATCGGGCACGAAAGCGGCAGGTTGTCTGTGGTGGTCGAGAACCTGAACTACAGCGCCCAAGGCCTGATGAAGACCTGGCCCAGCCTGTTCGACGCCAAGCTGGCCGCCGAATACGCCCGCCAGCCCGAGCGCATCGCGAACGTCGCCTACAACGCCCGCATGGGCAACACCGCCCCTGGCGATGGCTGGAAGTATCGCGGCCGGGGCCTGATCCAGATCACCGGCAAGAACAACTACGCCGCGTGCGGTGAAGGCCTTGGCATGGACCTGCTGACCACCCCAAGTCTGCTGGAGACGCCGAAGGGCGCCGCACTGTCAGCCGCCTGGTACTGGGACAGCCGGAACCTGAACGCCCTTGCCGATATCGGCGACATCCAGAACATCGGCAGCTTGATCAACACCGGACGGCGCGGACGTGTGCCGAACGGTGCTGCTGAGCGGCTGGCGCTGTACCAGGTCGCGCTGAAGGTGCTGGCCTGATCCTTTCCCAACCCCGAGGCAACCCAAGTGAACGACAAGACGATTGAGCAAGAAATTCAGGCCAAAGGTCTGACCGCTCCCCGCATCACCCCTGGAGACGTAGAGCGCAAGATCCGCAGTGAGTTTTACTTCACCGCAGGCGACGGTGTGTTGGGCGAAAGCCAAATGGGAACCAAGCCTGCCGGCAACGCCGACAGCCTCAACCGCCTGACCTTCTGCGTCCTGGTGCTTGCCAACGGTTTCACGGTGACCGGGGAGAGTGCTTGCGTGAGCCCTGAAAACTTCAATGCGGAGATCGGTCGCAAGGTGGCACGTACCAATGCCGTCGCGAAGATCTGGCCGTTGATGGGTTACGAGCTGACCGAGCGCCTGTATCAGCAAACGTTGCCAGCTCAAGCGCCAGCGGAGCAGGGGCTTTCCCAATGAAACAGCATTACATTGGAACCAAGATTATCTTGGCCCTGGCAATGACCCGTCTCGCTTACAACGAGTATCGAGGCTGGGATCTGCCAGCAAACGAGAACGGCGCCGATGACGGCTATCTGGTCGAGTACACCGATGGTGGTGCGCCTAACCATCCCGATCACACCGGTTACATCAGCTGGTCGCCGAAGGCTCAGTTTGATGCTGGCTATGTTTCTGTTGGCGCAGTCGGTCACCTTCCACCGCATCAGCAGCGTGTGGTTGCTGAGCTGGAACAGCTGGCCGACCGCGTCCAGAAGCTGGAAGCCTTCCTGGCCGCGCCGCTTTATGCCGGTCTGCCAGAGGATGAACGCCAGCTGTTGAAGATGCAGGCTGACGCAATGGTCCTGTACATGGGCATTCTCAACACCCGCGCCGCCAAGTTCCTTTGAGGCTTGCCCATGAATCGCTACCTGCTCATTGCCCTTGCCGCGTGTGCGGTAGCGATTCTGCTTGGCTGGCAACACATCGAGCGCCAGGCCGATCAACTGGCCACGGCCGAGACCACCATCGGCACACTGGGCGAAACCATCACCACCCTTGAGGCAGCGGCGCAGTCCCGGCGCAACACCCAGCGCCTGCTGACCGACCTCGACACCGAACACACAAAGGCCCTGAACGATGCGCAAGCCACTAACAACCAGCTTCGTACTGACGTCGCTACTGGCGCTCACCGGCTGTCAGTCGAAGCCAAGTGCCCCGCAGTGCGAACCGCCACCACCGCCACCGGCGTGGGTCATGCAAAAACGCGAGTCGAACTTGACCCAGCGGCTGGAGAAAGAATTGTCGCCATCACCGACGACGGTGACCAAGGACTGATAGCGCTGCGCGCAGCCCAGGACTACATCAACCGCGTCTGCCTGAAAGGAAACTGAGCCATGCCTAAGTTCAAAGTCCGCACCTACGAAGAGAATCTGGTGGTCACTGCTGACCGCGCTGTGTTCGACCCCGATGGCGTGCGCCTGATGTTCTATACCGGCGACAAGATCACCGGCGCGTTCTCGCGTTACCTGTGGGTGCAAGAGGATCCAGCCACCGAGGCCAAGCCAGATGCACCGGCAACAGAGCCGGCAGTTGAACCAACCCCAGAACCAACCCCTGAGCCTGCGCCAGACACGCAGCCTGAGTAAGTGAGTCCCTATGGCCCTGACAGCGAAGCAACAGGCATTCGTCATCGAGTACCTAGTTGACCTCAATGCTACGCAGGCGGCCATCCGGGCGAAGTACAGCAAGCGTGGGGCCAAGGATCAAGCTTGGCAGTTGATGCAGCGGCCGGAGATCAACGCGGCGATCAAAGCGGCCATGGAGGCGAGGAACAAGCGCACGCAGGTCGACGCCGACTATGTGCTGCACCGGCTGACTGAGATCGACCAGATGGACCTGCTGGACATCCTCGAAGACGACATGTCCATCAAGTCGCTTTCGAAGTGGCCCAAGGTCTGGCGCCAATCGTTGTCGGGTTTCGATATCGCCGAGATGTTCGAGGGCGTAGGCAAGGAACGTGACCTGGTCGGCCTGATGAAAAAAATCAAATGGCCGGACAAGGTGAAGAACCTGGAACTGCTCGGCAAGCACGTCAACGTCAATGCGTTCCGTGACCAGGTGGCACACACCGGAACCATCAACCTCGCGAATATGACGGATGACGAACTTGACGCTCACATTGCCCGACTTGCCAAAGGACAGGGCAGATAAGGTCGCACTCGCCGAACTGCTTGCGGAGCGGGCGAGAAGGCTGAAGCAACGTCAGTTTAAGCTTCAGTTCGACTCGCTGTACGAGTGGCAGCTCAAGTACATCGCTAAAACCGCCGAATTCTCGGCCTGCATGCTGATGGCGGCCAACCGGGTCGGCAAGACGCGTACAGGTTTGACGATCGATGCGGCTCACCTGCTAGGCGATTACCCAGACGACTGGGAAGGTCACAAGTTTGATTTTGCGCCGCTGTGCTGGTTGCTCGGGTACTCCATGGAGAAAACCCGCGACCTGTTGCAGAAGCCGCTGTTCGGCACCTATGAGAACGGCGAATGGACAGGCGGGCTTATTCCGGCTGACCGGATCGTCGGGCACTTGTCCGCGACAGGCACCCCTGGCGCGATGCGTGAAATCCGCGTCCGGCACGCATCAGGCAACATCGCCACCGTGCAGTTCTGGTCCTACAGCCAGGGCCAGCACGCAATCATGGGCGACAGCGTCGACTGGTACCACATCGACGAAGAGCCGGAAGACAAAGAGATTTACCCGCAGGTCATCACGCGTACGGCGACTGGTGACCAGGGCAGGGGCGGCAGGGGCATCCTGACCTTTACCCCGGAGAACGGCCGCACCGAGCTGGTCGTCAAGTTCATGGATGACCCTGGCGAAGGCCAGTACATGCAGCGCGCCACCTGGGATGACGCGCCTCACCTGAGTGAGCGCATCCGCCGCGAACTGCTGGCGGCTTATCCATCCTGGCAGCGAGCAATGAGGACACAAGGGATGCCATTGCTCGGTACCGGGTTGATATTCGATTTTGGCGACGACGACATCAAGTGCGCGCCTTTCCCATGCCCGCCTCACTTCTTCGTCATCAACGGCATGGACTTTGGCTGGGATCACCCGCAGGCACACGTTCAGCTCTGGATCGACATTGAGGCCGATGTGATCTACGTCGCTCAGGCTTGGAAGAAAAAGAACGTAACTCCGGTCACCGCCTGGGGATCAGTGAAGGCGTGGGCCAAGGGAATTCCAACGGCTTGGCCATCTGACGGCCTGCAATCTGAGAAATCGTCAGGCGAGCAGCAGAAGTCAGCCTATGTCGATGCCGGTTGGCAAATGCTGGACGTGCATGCCACCTGGCCAGCGGGCGGTGTAGGTGTCGAGATCGGCATCGTCGAGTTGTACGAGCGCATGACAACGGGCCGTTTCAAGGTGTTCTCACATCTATCTGACTTCTTCGACGAGAAGATGAGCTACCACCGCGACGAGAAAGGAAAGATCGTAAAACTCAACGACGACATCCTCTCTGCCTCCCGTTACGCCTACATGATGCGGCGCTTTGCCGTGCAGCGCTGGCAGCTCGAATCTGCCCAGGCCGGGCAGTACCAATCGGATTACGACCCATATTCGGAGTGATAAACATGTGCGGCAAAAGTGTGAAGAAACTGGTCAACAAGGTGGTTGACCTTGACCCGCTGCGTGGTGGCGACGTGATCCTCGAAGGTCTTGGCCTGCCGAACCTGACGGGCGAGAACACTGGCATGCTCAACAAGGCAGACCGCGAAAAGGCGGCTGCCAAAGCTGCGGCGGAAGCCTCAGGGTCCACCAATGCGCCGAGTACTGCTCCGACCACAAGCAGTGACTCGGTACAAGCTGCCGTCGATGCAGAGCGCCGCCGTCGCTTGGCTCAGTCAGGCCAAAACGGCACCATCCTGACCGGTTCGTCGGGTCTTCTGGGTGGCGCCAACACCAGCAATAAAACGCTGTTGGGGGTGTAAGTTGGCCGACTCCCTGCGCGAACAGCTTGAAAAGCGCTACTCACGCCTGAAGAGCGAGCGAGACAGCAATTGGCTGCCGGAATGGCAGGAGTTGGGCGACTTCATCAGTCCGCGTTCGGGGCGCTGGAACAACACCGACGTGAACAGCGGCAAGCGCCGCGACCAGAAGATCATCAACCCAAAGGCGACATTTGCCGCTCGCACGCTCGGTGCTGGCATGCACACGGGCATGACCAACCCGGCGGCGCCTTGGGTGAAGTTCGGTACACCAGACCCCGACATGATGGAGTTCGCACCGGTCAAGGCGTGGCTCTACGCGGTTGAGAAGTCCATGCGTGAAGTCATGGCGCGGTCGAACCTCTACAGCGTGTTGCCGAACCGCTACAGCGAAGAGGGCGTTTTTGGTACCGCTCCAATGATCGTGCTGCCTGACGATAACGATCTGCTGCGTTCGTACCCGCTGGCGGTAGGCAGTTACATGCTGGCCAACAACAGCCGCAACCAGGTGGACACGCTCTATCGCGATTTGCGCATGACTGCCCGCCAGATGGAGCAGCAGTTTGGCACCAGCTCATTAAGCGCGACCGTCAAAACGCTGCTGACCAACAATCCTGAAGCCTGGGTTGACGTCGTCCATGCGCTTGAACCGAACGACCAACGCGAGACCGGAAAGCAGGACAACCAGAACATGCCGTTCCGCTCCGTCTACTGGGAGAAGAGCGGCGACAAGGACAGCGTGCTGCGCAAGTCCGGATTCAAGACTTTCCGCTGTATGGCTCCGCGCTGGGACGTGTTAGGGGAAGACGTATACGGCACCGGCCCTGGCTCGATGTGCATTGGCTCGACCAAGGCTGTGCAGTTGATGGAGCGCCGCAAGGCCGAGCTGTTGGAGAAAGGTGTGCGTCCGCCGATGGGGGCACCGGCCAGCCTGAAGAATCAGCGTGCATCCATCCTGCCGGGCAGCATCACCTATCTGAACGACATGCAAGTAGGCGCCAAGTTTGAACCGCTATACGAGGTCCAGCCAGCTTGGCTTGGTCAGCTACGCGGTGAGATCGAGGCCGACAGCGAAATCATCGACACCGCGTTTTTCGTCGACCTGTTCCTGATGGTCAGTCAGATGGACAGCGTCCGGACAGCCTACGAGATCGCCACCCGCAAAGAAGAAAAGCTGCTGATGCTCGGGCCTACCCTGGAGCGTCAGACCGATGATCTGCTTGACCCGCTGGTTGACGCCTACTTCAGCGAAATGCTGGAACAGTCGATTCCGCGCTGGTCCGGCCTGTTGCCTGGTGCGCCGTTGATTCCGCCACCACCAAAAGAGCTCGCCGGTCTCGATCTGCGCGTCGAGTTCACCAGCATCCTGGCCCAGGCACAGAAAGCCATCGGTGTATCCAGCATCGAGCGCGCCATTGGCTTCGCTGGCCAGGTGGCCACCACCACGCAAAGCATCGCGGCGCTGGACCTTCTCGACGCTGACGAAGCCCTGCGCCAGTACTTCGAACTGATCGGCACACCACCAACGCTGGTACGGGCAGAAGATGCCGTCGCAGCGATTCGCGAGCAACGTGCCCAGGCGCAACAGGCCGAGCAGATGCAGCAGCAGTTGGGCAGCGTCATACAGGGTGCGCAAACGCTCAGCGAAACCGATACCAGCGGCAATAACGCCCTGACTCAACTTGCCGGGGCCCTGTAATGGCTGATCTCGAAGATCTAGACGCACTGCGCGAGCAGGAAGAAAAGGACAAAGAAACGGCCCGTAAACAGGAGATTGCCGACTTCCGTTGGCTGATGGGCGACCCACGCGGCAGGCGCTTCATGTGGCGTCTGATGGGGCATTGCAAAGTGTTCCAACCCTCATTCAACCCCCACGGCGGGGTGATGAACTTCAACGAAGGCCAACGAAATGTTGGCCTTTTTCTTTTGGGCGAAACAAACGACCTGTGTCCGGCGATGTTCCCGGTCATGGCCGCAGAGAACGCCCCCAAGCCTGTAGAGGATGAATCCAATTGAATCGCCTGATGATGAAACTGATGGGCCACGTCCTGATGAACGAAGCCCCAGCCGATGGCGCGCCATCTGGCGCAGCCCCAGCGGCCCCAGCCGCTGCACCTGCGGCCGCTCCGGCAACCGATCCCACCCTGTTGACCCCACCAGCAGCGCCAGCAGCCACCGACCCTAAACCCGAAGGTGGCGACCCAGCGAAGCCAGGTGACCCCGCAAAACCAGAAGACGGAAAGGCCAAGGACGATGGCAAGGACCAGCCACAGGGCGCGCCTGAGGCTTACACCGACTTCACCCTGCCCGATGGCATGGAAATGGATGCCGCTGTTCTCGGCGAATTCACTGGCCTGGCCAAGGAACTGAACATTTCGCAGGAATCCGCGCAGAAGTTGATCGATCTGCAAACGAAGATCGCGACCCAGCAGGCCGAGCAGTACCAGGCAGCCGTCACCAAGCAGGGAGAGCAGTGGAAAGAAGCCGTGAAGAACGACCCGGAGCTGGGCGGAGAGAACTACGACAAGAGCGTAGCGAGCGCCGTCAAGGTTATTCAGGCCTTCGGCGACGACGGTCTGCGGGATCTGCTCAACAACTCCGGGCTGGGAAACCATCCGGCCCTGTTCAAGTTCTGCCATCGCGTCAGCCAGGCCATCTCGGAAGACAAGTTTGTCATTCCTGGCAACCAAACCCCTGCTCCGAAAGAAATGAGCATCATCGACGCCTTCAAGTAAGGCCCTGAAACCACGTAGGAGAAACAACCGATGGGCATCCTCACCGCAACCATGCCGACCCTGCTGGACAAGTTCAGCCGGGAAGACAGCCAGAAAAAGATCATGAAGATCGTCGAGCTGATGGCAAAGCAGAACGACATTCTTATGGACGCCGAATACCAGGAGTGCAACGACGGCTCCAAACACAAGACCACCATGCGCTCCGGTATCCCTGAGCCGACCTGGCGCCTGTTCAACAAGGGTATCCAGCCAAGCAAATCGACCACCGTGCCAGTGCTGGACACCACCGGCATGATGGAAGACTACGGCCTTGTCGATAAGGCGCTGGCTGACCTGAGCGGTAACGCCGATGGTTTCCGCGTTTCCGAGAATATCGCCAAGCTGCAAGGCTTCAACAACAAGGCCGCGCGGTACATGTTCTACGGCAATACCGGCAGCGAGCCTGAAGCGTTTCTGGGCCTTTCGCCTCGCTACAACGACAAGTCGGCCGAGTCTGGTGCCAACATTCTTGATGCTGGCGGTACCGGTTCGACCAACGCCTCGCTGTGGTTCGTTACCTGGGGCGAAATGACCACCCACCTGCTGTATCCAAAGGGCAGCGTTGCCGGCTTCCAGCACCGCAACCTGGGTGAAGACACCGTCAAGGATGCTGTCGGTGGTGAGTACCAGGCATACCGCGACCACTTCAAGTGGGACATCGGTATGTCCGTCCGCGACTGGCGTGCAAACGCCCGTGTGGCGAACATCGACGTCACCGCCCTGACCGCTGATGGTGCGACCGGTGCGAAACTGATCGAACTGATGATCAAAGCCTACTACCTGTTGGAAAACCCAATGCAGGGCGAAGGCCGCACGGTCATTTACGCGAACCGCACCCTGCAAACCTTCTTGCATTTGCAGGCAATGAACTCCAAGAACGTGAACCTTACTATCGGCGAGTACGGCGGTAAGAAGATCCCTGAGTTCCTGGGCATCCCAATCAAGCGTGTCGACGCGCTGCTCAACACCGAAGCCCGCGTTCTCTAACGAGTTCGCGGTTTTCCATCATCACGGAGACACCATCATGCTTTTCGACGCAAAACTGCTGATGTCGAGCGCTCAGGCAATTGTCGCCACGGCTGTATCGACAGACACCATCGACCGGGGCGACACCAAGGATGTCGGCCGGGGCGGTGATATTCCAATCCTGGTGCAGGTGGTCGAGCCCTTCAACACCCTGACCAGCCTGACCATCGAACTGCAAACCGATGACAACTCGGCCTTCAGTACGCCGCGTTCGCTGTTCTCGGTTGTTGTTCCCCTCGCCGACTTGAAGCTGGGTTACCAGGTTCCGGTCATCACCCTGCCGCAGAAAACCGAACGTTTTTTGCGCATGAACTACACCGTGACCGGTACCGTGCCGACTCTGGGCAAGGTAACTGCCGGCGTGGTTGCTGGAGTGCAGACCAATGTCTAAGCGTTATGAAGTGTTGGAGCGGTCGTTCATCAACGGCCGCCTGTACGAGCCTGGGGAAACTGTCGTTCTGGAGATCGACGGCCCGGGCTCCAACCTCAAACTGGTAAGCAGCAAGGCAGCTACTGCACCAGTCCCACTCAAGGACGATGACCAGCATGACGCTGCGTTCGTCGCTGCACGCGGCGCCGCCGGCAAGTTCGTTGTCAAGGACGCCGAGGGCGTGACGGTCGGCATTTTCACCGGCAACAAGGCAGAGGCGGAAGCGGAAGCCGCTCGCCTGAATGCTGGTGGCGTGCCACTACTCAAGGACGATGACCAGCATGACGCTGACAACACCGGTGATGGCAGCGGACTGCCTGACGCCTGATTCACCTGCACCAATCTAAGGGCTCTTCGGGGCCCTTTCTCATTTCTGAGGTTCCCGAATGTCTAGCGATATCGAGATCTGCAACGTCGCGCTTTCGCGTGTTGCTCATACTCAGCCCATTGTGTCGTTCACAGAAAAGAGCAAGGCCGCCGAGCTGTGCGCCGTGTTCTACACAACATTGCGTGACCTGGTGCTGGCTGATTTTCCTTGGCCGTTCGCTGAATCGATCGTGAACCTTGCCGATATCGGCTCGCCTGCACCTGGTTGGGCGTACCGCTACCGGTACCCGGCCAGTTGCCTGAAGGTTCGGGACATCATCCAGCCGGGCCAGCGCCGGCCACTTACCGCTGACTTACAGATCCCGTTCAAGATCGGCTATGACACGGGCGGAAAGGTCATTCACACGGACCAGCCAGAAGCCGGCGTGCGCTTCACCTTCCGCGTGGAAGACTCGACGTTCTTTGATCCGCTGTTTGCTGATGCGCTGGCGTGGCGCCTGGCCATGGATTTGGCGCTGCCGCTGAGTTCCAAGCCCGACCTACAGGCATTCGCCAACCAGCAGTTCCAACTGGCTATGACCAAGGCTGAGGGTTCAGCCTTCGAAGAATCGCAGGACGATCCAGAGCCTGAATCTGAATTCGTGTCGGTGCGCTCATGACTAGCGTACTGCAACCCACCTTTGCCGCTGGCGAACTGTCGCCGTCGGCCAGCGCGCGGACCGACATCGCGCGCTATTACACCGGCCTGAAGCTGTGCCGGAACTTTATGGTGATGCCATACGGCGGCGTTCGGAACCGCCCCGGTACCAAGCTGGTTTGCGAGGTCGCTGACTCGACAAAGCTGAATCGTCTATTGCCTTTCCAGTTCAACGACGAACAGACCTACATCCTGCAATTCGGTGACTTGAACATGCGGGTCGTCAAAGACGGCGGGCAGATTATCTCTGGAGGCGTGCCTTATCAGCTCGCCATGCCTTACACGCAATTCGACCTGCCCCAGCTCAACTTCACCCAGTCAGCTGACCTGATGACGTTTGCCCACCCGACCTACAAGCCGCGTGAGTTGGGCCGTCTGGCCCATGACAACTGGATCACGTCGGAAATCAGCCTCGCCCCGCGCATCGCCGCCCCAGCCTCTGCAACTGCCACCCCTACAGCCGGGACCGGCACAAACACGCAGGTCTGGCGCTACCAGATTACGGCTGTGCTGGATGACGGCAACAGCATCGACGAGTCGCTGCCGGTTACATCGAACGCGGTCACGGTCTTTCCAGACACCGCTTCTGCGACCGTCGTCTGGCCTGCCGTGGTGGGTGCCACCTATTACATCGTCTACAAGGACAACGCCGGCGCCGGGGTGTATGGCTTTATCGGTCGCGCCACGGCCCTGACGTTCACCGACCGCAATGTCACGGCTATCAAGACGGACACCCCACCCAACGGCAACGACCCATTCGTGGGCGTCAACAACTACCCCGGGGCGGTTGGCTACTACCAGCAGCGACTGGCATTCGCCGGCAGCAACGCAAATCCGCAAACCGTATGGATGAGCAAGACCGGGTTATTCAAGAACTTCGGGTTTTCGGTGCCGAACAAGGACGATGACGCCATCACGTTCACCATCGCCAGCAAAGAGGTGAACCGTATGCGCCACCTTGTTGGCCTGGATAAGCTGTTGGGGCTGACTTCAGGCGGCGAGTGGACTTTTTCCGGTGGCGAAGCTGGCCTTACTGCCAAGACAATTCAGGCTAGCCAGAAAGGCTATGACGGCTCCTCGCAGGTGCCGCCCGTGGTGGTCGGCAACAATGCCGTGTACCTCCAGGCGCGCGGCAGCCGCGTTTCATCCTTCGGCTATTCAATAGAGGCGGACGGTTTCGTCGCTGGGGATCTGACGATTTTCAGCGCTCACCTATTCCGCGGCTACGCGCTGACCAGTGTTGCCTATCAGAAAATCCCTGATTCGATTGTCTGGTACGTCCGTAATGACGGGAAGCTGCTGGGGCTGACCTACCTGCCCGAGCAACAGCTTGTCGGTTGGCACTGGCACGACACTGACGGCTTTATCGAGTCCATCGCCTGCATCCCTGAAGGGCAGGAAGACGCCCTGTACATGGTCGTTCGACGCAAGATCAACGGTGTGCAGAAACGCTATATCGAGCGCATGGCGAGCCGGCAGATACTGGATGTTGAAGATGCTTTCTTTGTCGATTGCGGCCTTACCTACGATGGGCGGAACACCGACACCAGCAAGACAATGACTCTGTCAGGCGGTACGACTTGGGGCTACCCCGAGATTGTGACCATGACGGCGGCGGGCCATACGCCATTCACAGTCGGCAGCGTCGGCAACAACTATTCATTGAAGATGACCGCCATCGATGACAACGACGACGTCACAACAGAATCCGTTCGGGTTGAGGTTGTCGGCTATACCAGCGCTAATGTGGTCACGGTCAAACTGCTGATCGTTTGCCCTCCAGCCTTGCGGGGTGCCCCCGTTTCTACCTGGGCGCGCCAGGCGAAAACCATTTCGGGGCTCGATCACCTCGAAGGCAAGACAGTTTCAATCTTGACCGATGGCAGCGTGCACCCACAGCGGATCGTCGTCGGTGGGACGATTGAGTTACAGGAAGCTGCGGGGATCGCGCATGTCGGCCTGCCATACAAGTCGGACATGCAGACCCTCAACATCGAGCTAAAAAACGCAAACGAAACTGTCCTCGACAAGAAGATTGCCGTCACGTCGCTGACGGTGATCGTTGAAGAGTCGCGCGGCATTTTCGCGGGCAAGGACAAGAACTCGTTGTACGAGGAAAAGACCGAGCGGGACACCTACGAGCTGCCGCTTGAATTGCTCACCGGTCAAACCGCAATCGCCATTTCCAACGACTGGCAGGGCAAGGGCAAGGTGTTCATCCGTCAATCCGACCCGCTGCCGTTGTCTGTGCTGGCCGTCATTCCTGAGGTGACTTTCGGTGGTAGCTGAAGTGTTGCCGGTAACGGTTGAGGACGTGGCGACCATCCTGCCCATCGTGCGCCAGGCCGATATCGACGAGATCACCGAGGCCCTGGGCATTCCCATGGAAGAGGCGCTGCTTGATGCCATCACCGGCAGCCTCAACGCCAAAAAGATCGTGGTCGACGGCTTGGTTGTGGCGGTGTTCGGCGATGCAGTCCACAGCATTTTGGGATCGGTCGGCGTGCCCTGGTTGATCAGCACCATCCACGTCGAGCGCCACGCCCGGGCTTTCCTGAAGGTTTGCAAACCTGAGGTGCAAGGCATGCTGACCCGCCACCATCACCTGATGAATTATGTCGATGCTCGCAACACGGCCGCCATGCGCTGGTTGAAGTGGCTCGGCTTCACCTTCGGCCCGGCCATCCCATACGGGGCTCGGCGCTTCCCGTTTCACTCATTCACATTGAACAGAGAGATTTAACTATGTGCTGGATGGCATTGATCCCGGCCGCCATTGCCATTGCCGGCGGTGTGATGGGGGCCCAAAACGCCAAGCAGGAAGGCGCTTTCAACGCGAGCATGCTCACCGGCAACGCGGCCTTCAAGAATCAGGCAGCCGATGAAACCATTGCCGCCGGCAATACGTCGGCAGATTGGCAGCGTGTCCGTACCGGGCAGGCCATTGGCACCCAACGCACTGCCCAAGCGGCCAACGGTATCGACGTGAACAGCGGCAGCGCGGCGAACCTGCAGGATGACACCGCCATGCTCGGCGAGCTGGATGCCCTGACAATCCAAAACAACGCCGCCCGCGAGGCCTACGGCTACCGCGTGCAGGCGAAACAGGACCTGCTCAATGCCGCCCAGGTGAAAACCAATGCGGGAAACAAGGCTACGGGTTCCATCCTTGGCGGCTTAGGCGGCGCCTTCGGATCATTCGCAGGGGGTCGATAAATGCCACGGGTACCGACATACGACGCGCCTCAGGTTGCGCAACAGCCAGGCCGGGCTATCGAGTTGCGCGGTGTTGCGCCTGATAGCTCTCCCATCGCCGATGGTTTGCAGAGTTTCCAGCGTGGCGCCCAGATTCTGGCGAACAAGGAACGGGAAAAGGCCGACACCGCGCTGCTGCTTGACGCCGACAACCAGCTCACCAAGTGGCAACAAAAGGCGATGTACGACGAAAACGGCGGCGTATTCACACGTAAAGGCAAGAACGCCCTCGACGTCACCAACCAGACGCTGGAGCAATTCGAGCAGGCTCAGGGTGAAATCGCCAAGACCCTGACCAACGACCAGCAAAAGGCACGCTACGCGCAGATCGTGGCCAGCCGCCGCAACTCGCTGTCCAATGATCTCAACCGGTACGAGTACAACGAGCGCCAAAACTATTACGGCGAGGTCGAGAAGGGCCAGCTTGAAACGTCTATGCAGGGCGCCGCGTTGGATTACCAGGACCCGGCCAAAGTCGATGGGTACCGACAGAAGATCGACGCCGTGCTGGCCAGCCGTGCCCAGCGCCTGGGCTTGTCGCCTGAAGCCGCCCAGGCTGAGCGGTTGAGCACTGTCAGCGGCATGTCCACGGCGGTGATCCAACGCATGCTGGTGGATTCTCCGCAGAAGGCGAAGGGCTATTTCGATTCCTTCAAAGACCAGATGACCGCCGATGACCAGATCCGGGCGAGCAATGGCATTGACCAGGGCTTTCGCCGGCAGGAAGCCGAAGCGCGCCAGCGTCAGGTCGAGGCCCGCCAGATTCAAGCCATCAACCGCATGGAGCTGAGCAGCCGGGTTCAGGACGCCAGCGCAGCCTATTCGCAGGGCCTCGACTATGCCAACCCGCCAAGTCAGGCCGAATTCAAAGCCGCCTATGGCGATAAAGCAGACGCTCAATACGAGTCGTTCTCCAAGGTGCAGGCCATTGCCCCGGCAATCCGTGAATTTGCGACCGCATCACCGGAAGAGCGCCAAGAGATCCTAAGCAAGTTTCAGCCGGCAAAGGATGGCGTAGCAGGCGAGGGCTTCAAAGAAGACTCCCAGCTGTATCAGCACCTGACCAGCGTGGGCGTTGGCCTGATGAAACAGCAACAAACAGACCCTGCCGCCTACGTGGCCAAGTACAGCCCGACTGTGCAACGCGCCTTCGCGACCGCACAGGACGCTGGAACACCTGAAGCCTATCAAGCGTACGCCAACGCCACACTGGCAGAGCAACAGCGGCTCGGTGTGGCTCAACCCAAGCTTCTGCCGGACGCGGCCGCAGATCAATTTGCCGCCCAGTTCAACCAGCAGGTCGAGGGTGGAGAGAACGCGGCAACTCTGGTAGAGCAACAAGCGCAGCTGTGGGGGAGCAAGTTCCCGGCCGTGCTGCAGCAGGTAGGCAACAAGCTGCCCGCTGAAGCCCAGGTCATTGCTACCGGCCTGCCAAAGGACATTGCCGAGCGAATGGCGGGCGTAGCCAAGCTGAAAGACAAGGAGCTCAGTGCAGGCTTGCAGAAGGGGCAGCAAGACGAGATCGGCCAGAGTGTTCAGCAGGCCATGCAGCCGTTCGCCGAGTCGTTGCAGGGGCAGGCAGGTGGGATCAGCACCTACAGCACCATGTACAAGGCTGCCACGCGTACCGCCATGTCCTACGTTCTACAGGGCGAAAGCCCGAAAGATGCGGCACAGAAGGTCGTCAACGGCATGCTAAACGACAAGTACGACTTCTTCGGCACCTACCGCGTGCCCAAGACCCTCGACACCAATGCCGTCAGCCGCGGCGCTGAACAGACATTGAAGAGCATCACACCTGAAGAACTGATGCCGCTCCCTGGTATCAGCGGTGTTGCCGAGACCGAAAACGCCCGTCAACTGCATGAAGCACTGCAGGCCGGTGGCCAGTGGGTGCCGACCAACGATGAAAGCGGGCTGGCGCTGACCCTGAACGGTTACCGGGTGCGCGGTAAGGACGGCAAACCATTGGTTAAAAGCTGGGCTGAGCTGCAACAGCAGGGCCTCACCGCACCGGCCAAGTCGGGCGCGCCAGTCATGGGGATCTACAATTGACCATCTTCGCAGGTGATGCGCCGGTTCTAGATCGGCGCACGATGCTGGACATCCCCGCTCAGTCGGGCGAAGTGTTTGATGCGGCTTTCGATAGCGCCTTTTCCACCAACCCCACCACATCGCTGGTCCGATCCGAAGAGCTTGCCCAGCAGGCAGATGGCCGCGCCGTTATCATGGGGCCTGAGTCCTACCTTGCGCCGAATGCCGGCCGTCTTGAGCCTGATTCTCCGATGGTTGAGGCCCAGGCCGCCCGTGATCGGGTGGCCGGTATGGGCCTCGATATCAAAATCCCTGAGCAGGGCATTCGCCAAGGCGCGTTGGATGTTCTGATTGACCGGCACCGGGAACAGGCAGCCCGCCAGCAGGTTCTGGCCAGAGCCAACGGTGGGGCGATGGGCACGCAGATTGCCGCAGGCCTTGCCGCGTCGCTGCTGGATCCGCTCAACATCGCGTCGGCATTCGTTCCGGTCGTGGGTGAAGCGCGCTATGCCGCAATGCTGGGTCGTGCTGCGTCTCCGCTGGGGCGTGCAGGCGTTCGTGTCGGCGTCGGCTCCGTAGAGGGTGCAGTCGGCGCCGCTATCCTTGAGCCGCTGCCATTGCTCGCCGCTAACCAAGACCAGACCGAATACGGCCTGTCTGATTCGCTGGCCAACATCGCATTGGGCGGCCTTCTAGGTGGCGGTCTGCACTCAATCGGCGGCGCGGCATCTGATGCGCTGCGCCGGCGGATCGCGACGGAAACACCAGCGGCCGATGTGACACCGAACATTGCCGATCGACAATCAGCGTCAGCGACACCGACACAATCCCTGCGAGCCGCTGACTTCGACCGCCTGTTTGATCAGGATCCAGACATGGCCCTGCGCGCTTCGCTGGCCCGCAGCCTTGAAGAAGATGGCGCGACTCTCTACCGCACTGCTCAGCGTCAAGCAGTGGACGAGATCCGCCCAACTCTGACCGGCGAGCGCGTCGGTAATGTTGCCGATCTCAAGCTCGAAAGCCTCGGTCTGACCCAACGTGACATGGCTTTAGATGCAACATTTACGAGTCGTGCGAAGGACTTCCAAGGTCCTAGAGTCAGCCGCAAACAGGCCGAGCGCCAAGCTCGCGATTCCATCGCCGCGGAGCGCGAGCAGATCCGTGCCCGGCAGGCGGAAATCAACACCGAACTGGAGCGCAACCGAGCCGGCGAGTTTGACCGCCGCGACTTGGGCCTGATCGAACGAGGCGAAATCCCCGAGCGCCTACGCCCACAGATCGAGGCCCGCGCCAAGCAGATCATGAGCGGCTACCAGCAACGACCGCTGGGCGCCGCCGTGCGCACTGCCCGGGAAACCGCAGAGTCAGCCGACTGGACCGTGCGCGACAGTGCATTGCGTAGCGCTGTGGCACAGGCAGTCAGCGGTCGCGATATTGACGTTAACGCACTGTTCGACCTCGAAGCTCCCGGTAAGTCAGGCGCTGCCATGGAGTACGTGAAGCGTCCGGCCGCGCGCCGCTTGGATCCGCAGGGCCAGGCCGAAAGCCTGCGCGTGGATGGTGAGGTAAAGGCAGCAGGTCAAGACGAACTGGAAACCACCAGGCAGGCCTACGCAGACGATCAGGCGTTGACCGACGAAATGCTCGAGCAACTTACGCCAGAGGATCGAGCCGTGGTGGTTGCTGCCAGTCGCGACGAAGCCCAGGCCGCACAGGCTCAGGCCGAACGCGCCGAACAATACTCGAAGGCCTACCGCGCCGCCGCCGTGTGCGACATAAGGAACGGACAATGACACCTTGCATTGATGCTGTACGGGCTGCCGCAGGCGACCTCGAAGACCAGGAACTCGTTGAGATTTTCGAGCTGCTGCGTGGGCGAGCCAAGGAAATCATGGCCAGGGAAGGGGCGCTGGGCATGGAGCAGGCAACGTTGCGAGCCGCCGACGAACTCGGCAAGCAGGCGGAACAAGCCGCCATCATCGAGAAGCGCAACGCCCTGATAAATCTGCGCCGCCGTGGCGAGATTGTTGCCTTTGTGCGTGGCAGCTTCACTGACCGGCCAGACCTGGGCATTGAATCGTTGCTGGTCGGTACCAACCTTGCACGCCAAGGATCGCGCCTGTCGGTGGCTGCCGAGCAGAAATCACTGGGTGATGCCTACATCGGCGGGCTGATCCATGACCTTGAAGCCAAAGACCTGACCGCCGTGCTGGCGAAGGGTAGCGCCGACATCGATATCGCGGATGCGCTGTGGAAGATCGGCAACGACCTGGACACCTCGAAGCTTAACGACCAGGTGGTCGATATCGCGCGGGCGATCCAGAAATACCAGGAAGCGGCGCGCCTTGATGCGAACCGGGCTGGTGCCAACATCGGCAAGCTACCCGGCTACATCGCTCGCCAGAGCCACGACAGCGAGAAAATCGCCTCGGCTGGGTTCAGTAAATGGCGTGACGACATTCTGCCGCGCCTGGATCCGAAGACTTTCGACGGCGTGGCCGACGAAGGCAAGTTCCTGAAAGGTGTCTACGACGGTCTTGTATCGGGCGATCACCTGAAATTCAATGCTGAGCCCAAGACCAATGGGTTCAAAGGCCCGGCCAACATCGCCAAAAAGATCAGCCAGGAGCGGGTGCTGCACTTCAAGGACGGCGTGGCCTGGCATGAATACAACCAGCTCTATGGGACGGGCAACCTGCGCGAGGCCGTGTTGCGCGGGCTCGACCTGTCTGGCCAGAACACTGCGCTGATGCGTCGCCTCGGTACCAATCCGGAGTCCAACCTCAACCTGGCAATGGATATCCTCGCCGAAGACGTCCGGAAATCCGGTGATCCGGCCGCGCTGACCAACTTCAACACCGCCCGGCAGACGATGCTGGCCAACCGGTTCGCCGAGGTCAGCGGCGCAACTCGAATCCCCGGCAATGCTTGGCAGGCGCGTATTGCCGCCAACGTTCGGGCATGGCAGTCGCTGTCGAAGCTGGGCGGGGCGCTGCTGTCCAGCTTCACCGACCTACCGGTGGCCGCCAGTGAAATGCGGTACCAGGGCAAAAATTTCCTCGGTTCGCTGGGCGAAATGACTGCGGGCCTCGCCAAGGGGAAAGGCAGCCTGGAACAGCGCGAAATCCTGTCGAGCTTCGGGGTTTACGCCGACTCGATGCGCGGGGAAATCATGCGCCGCTTCTCCGCCGATGACTCGGTGGGTGGCAAGATGAGCCGGGGCATGTCGCTGTTCTTCAAGTTGAACGGCCTGTCCTGGTGGACTGACGCCAACAAGGCCAGCGCGGGCCTGATGATGGCCCACAACCTTGCGCAGAATAAGGGCAGGGCGTGGAGCACGATGGACGCAGGTTTTCGCCGCACCCTGAGCCTGTACGACCTTGACGCTGGCAAGTGGGATATGTTGCGCGGGATGGATACCCGCATGGCTGACGGCCGGGACTACATGACCACTGACGGTATTGCCTCTATCCCGGAGGACAAGATCCTCAGTTATCTCGGGCGAAAACCTGTCAGCGGGCCAGGTCGTAGCGATGCCTACGGAAAGCGGGCGACCGATCGAGGTGAGCCAGCAATTCCGGAAGGGATGATCCGGATGTACCACGGCAGCGCTAGCCACGGCCGGACTGATGGGCCGGCGTGGTTTTCTACGGACAGGAACTACGCAGCAAATTACCGGCAGGGCGCCGAACTCCAATACGTGGATATGCCGGCAGACAGGATCAATGGGATTGCAGACCCTGACGGCTACGGGCAGACAGTGGAAAAGGGGCACACGGTCAACTATCAATTTGACTCAGCCGAAACCGGCGTCAGAAAGGTGATGGGCAAGGATGCGCCATCAATCCTGAGCAGCACTGATAGAGTCGCAGTGCGAGAGTTCCGCGAAGGCCTGGAGCGTAGCCTGCGTGCCTATGTGAACGACCGGGTCAGCTATGCGGTACTTGAGCCGGATGCCCGCACCCGATCGATCATGAATCAAGGCACGCGACCGGGCACGATGATGGGTGACCTCAATCGTTTCCTAACCCAGTTCAAAAGCTTCCCTGCTGCTTATATGCAGAAGACTTTGGGGCGCGAGCTGTACGGACGTGGCTACGCACCGACACCGCTGGGTGAGGGCTATCGGGGCAGCAAAGACCTGATTGCAGCACTGCGCAACGGCAACGGTGAAAAGCTCGGCATTGCCCAGCTACTGCTGTGGACCACCGCTTTTGGCTATTTGTCGATGGCGTCCAAGGATATCGCCAAGGGACGCGAGCCACGCTCAGTCGACGATCCGAAAACATGGGTGGCGGCGATGGTGCAGGGTGGCGGCTTCGGGATCTTCGGTGACTTCATGTTCGGCGAGGTCAGTCGGTTCGGTAACAAACCACTGGAAACCCTTGCCGGTCCCACGCTCGGTACCGCCGCCAGTGCCGTCGATCTCTGGAGCAAAATACGTTCAGGCGACGACGCAGCATCATCGTCCTTCCGATTGGCGATCAACAACACGCCTTTCCTGAACCTCTTCTATACCCGTGCAGCACTGGATCATCTGTTCCTATATTCGGTACAGGAGGCCATGAACCCCGGATCGCTGCGCAGGACCGAGCAACGCATTCAGAAAGAGAACGGCCAGCAGTTCCTGGTGCGTCCATCGCAGAGCTACGCGGACCCACTGGGCATCGCCCGGTAAATCAACCAACCCCATTTGAGCCTGCCGCGTGCGGGCTTTTTTTCGCCTAATGAAAAGGAGTCACAACAGTGACCGTACCAACACTTAACAGCGTTGCCGAATTCGTGACCAATGGGGTTACGACCAACTTCCCGTTCTTTTTCAAGTTTTTGGCGAACGAGGATTTGGTTGTCACGTATGTCGACCCGCTCGGGGTAAGCAGCGTTCTTACGCTTGGCACCCAGTACACGGTCAATGGTGCGGGAGATGAAGATGGCGGTAGTGTCGTCACCGTCTCGGCACTTGCAGGGCCTGGCCAGCTCGTTGTGTCTCGCGAGATGGATGCGTATCAGCAAACATCGCTTCGCAACCAGGGCAAGTTCCTGGCCGAGACGCATGAGGACGTGTTCGACAAGCTGACGATGCTGATTCAGCAAGGGTTCGCCGTAAACCAGCGGGCATTGACACGGCCTTTCGGGAAGAACTACTACGACGCCAAGAACCGGAATATTTCCAATGTGGCGGACCCGCTCCTACCCCAAGACGCCGCGACAAAAAACTGGTCGCTGACCGCAATTGCAGCGGCGATCAGCTCCACGATTGGCCCGATCAACAATTCCGCCAACGTTTACATGACCGGTCCTGATGGGCTGCCTTACGTAGTTCAGGATGTGGCATCCATCACTGATGCGTCGAAGGGCAGTTCTCTGATTGGCTTCAAGCGAAAAGCTCTGACCAAAAAGATAACGACTGTCTCTGAATCGCTGTCTGGTGCCCCGGTCAACATTTGGGAATACGCAGACCAGTGCATTGGCTATGTGGCTGGTGGCAGCCCTTCAACCTGGGACTGGAAGCCAGCGATTCAAGCGGCCGTCAATGCCTGGTCAGACGTCTGTTTCCCGCCGATGTCGGTGGCATACCGGGTGAACGGCGAAATCACCCTGAATAGCAACAACTGCATCACGATGAGTGGCGGGGTGAAGATCCAGCAAATAGCCGTGAATATGACCACCTTCAAAGCCATCCAGAAGGACAATGTTTGGCTGCACTGCAATGGCGCGATGATCTTGGGCGAAGGATCGTGGTCAAACGCCTGGACAGGAATGGGCGGCCACGAAGATAGAGCAATCCAATTGTGGGGCTGCACCAACAGCGGCGTGACCCTGGCCCGCATTCGCAACTGCGCATCGGCTGGTATCGCCATTTTTGGCGGCTCAAACATCCTGCTGATGCAGCCCAAGATCGAAGGTACGCACCTGTATGGCCATCCGATCCCAGCCCTGGGTAACTTCCAAGTCGGGATTTACATCCGAGATGAAACCACATACGGGGTATGCGACAACCTGATCATCTTGGCGCCGGACATCAGCGGCGTGGCGCAGGGCATCTTAAGCGAGCTTTATGCTGCAGCATCGATCATCAGTCGTGCGCATCAGATCATCGGCGCTGTGATCCACGACATTCCCGGGCAGCATGCGTTCTACATCCAGGGCGGTGTTCTGGCGATCTCTAATCCGGTGCTTACCAACATCAACTTGGCAGGGGTCAAGATTCAGAGCGCTGATTCCAACGCAGCAATTCGCTCCTTCTCGGCTACTGGAGTGACCGCAGACGGGATTGGCAGCAACCTGTTTGAGATGAACTGCACCGGCACAGGTAGCGTTAACGGGGTGATCCTGAGCGGTACAGTGAATGGCTGCGCGGTAGGCCTGGCGTGCAACGGACAGATCCGCGACCTTCAATGCGATCTGATCGTCACCAACGCTACGTCCAACGCCGTGCTGATCCAGGGCAATGGCGCCAAGGATATCGATGTCCGCGTGATCGGCCAGGGCATCGGTGACGACGGCATTCTGATCACGGCAACTAACGCCACCGGCATTCGTATTTCTCCGAAGATCCGTGAACCAAACCAGAATTCCAACGTCACCGGCTCGGGCCTTCTTCTTCAGAGCGCAAGCGCCGAAGTGTTCTTGAATGACGCGGTGTTTACCGACGTGTCATCGAAAATGACCTACGGGATTTTCCATTCCACCGCGGGCTCCACGCTAAAGGTAAGAGGCTCTTTGGCCATCACTGGCGCGCTTGACGTGGCGGTTCGCGCCACCGGGAAGATCACTGAGTTTCCAAGCGATGCAAACCTCCAGGGGAACAATGGCCAATACATCGGAATAGGCAACATTACCAGCACGACATCGCTCAAATCCTCTGTGCTGACCGGGAGCGCCGCCAACGTGGTGCTCTGGCAGGAGAACATGCCGGCCAGCTCGCTGGTGTTCTACAAGGTCAAGCTGGCCAGCAAACTGGTGACCTCGGCCGAATACAAGGTTGTCGAATTCACCGTCGCTGCGTTCCGTACCGGCGCCGGAGTCGCCACCCTGATGGCAGCCCCAGCCGTCACCGTGAACATCACAACAGCCGGACATGCTGGGGTCTTCACCTTTGCTTCGAACGGTGCTGATGCGGTGGTGCTGTCGGTCAACTCGGGAGGCGCACAAACCTATAGCTGGACGGCAGAGGTAACCAGGCTGGAGCGTCTATGAAGGCTATATCTAAATGGTGTGGCCGGTAGAACAACAAGTAGGTGTAAGGATTGTTGTGAAGGTGCCGCAACTTGCTGGTTGTTAGTTGCGGCTGCTGTTATAGATAATAATGGAGTGATTAGGTGGCTCTATGTATTTTGCTCCAAATTTTTATCTGCGGGGCGCTTAACCGGTATTTGGCAATCCCTAAAAGACTTGTACGCCATGCCCCAAGCCAGGGCCGGTAGCGCCCATGTAATCGATTTGCTTGCAATTACCGCAACGATGCAAATAAAGGAGACATAGAAAAGGGATTCGTTTAATCCGGTTTTTTTACCGTTGAATAAAAAGCTTAGTGCGGTGAGCAGGCTTAGTACCAATAGGGCGGTATACATCAAAAAAGGAAGCAATCCAAATGCTTGCCACATCGAAAGAGCGTTATGAATATAATATCCAGTGCCGTCAAAATCTCTTACCTGACCTAAATAATCACCAGCTATAGGGGAGTTAATAATTCCTTGAAACCCTTTTTCAAGCAGCTTTGATCTCT